AAGAGCCTATCTTCATAACTTTTCAGCCGTGCGCTGCCCTGTGTGGTTTCGTAGAATTGTAAATAGGCTCTTAGTCCAAACTGAACTCCTGTTTCAGTTTCCTGTTGCCATCTGCGCTTGGGTTCGCAAAGATGCACACTGAGTGAACTTTCTTTGCGAAACTCCTTGTCGCAATAACGACATTTATAGCTCGGCTTTGATTCGCTTGTCATCCCACCCATGCTCCCGAGCCAGTTGTTTTAGTTCTGCTGTGCTGTTTATCTGTGCCAACAACTCAAGTTCATCTTGTTTGTACGCAGGATAAATTTGTCTAAGAAACTTCACTGCCTTGCTGTTGTTGCCATCACGTTTCTTTTGCTTGATCCAGTCGTGTCTGAACGTGCCCATTCCTGGACTCACTGTGGTAGCCGATAACCATTGCAGTTCTGGGTGGCGGCTGAGATCGAAGAAATGCTTGTTTAAGTTTTCGTTGCAACTCAGCAGGTAATAAGCCTGCAGGTCTGCGCTGCCTTGTACACTGCTGCTCCAGCGTATCATCAAGAACGTGCTGAATTTTTTGCGCTCTTCGTCAGTAAGCTCACGATAAAACTGCCGATTCTTGGTATCAAGCTGTTGTAGTTCATTGCTGATGTTTAGTTTATCGCTCATACTGGATGGTGTTGTACTGATTCATGTTGTCGACCTAGTTGGTATATAACTATAACACGATCCAGTGCATCTTGCAAGCCAGGATTATACCTGGCTGCTTGTCGAATGTCGTGCCATAATTGGTCTTGGAGAATTTGTTCTCGTGTACTTGAAGCGTCTCTACCTACTTCAAATCTGGTGTCTGGAGGATCACCCAGCTTTCTTGCATAAGTTACCCCATCGGCCTTTTCATAAATGTAAGTTGCTCCGGGTTCTAATTTACCAACATTTTCCATAATCTACTATCTCACTTTGTCTTGATATGTCTTTGACGAAATACGCACACAGAGGTTTTTCAGTTCCGGTTTCTAATGGTATTGCCAACAGTTGCCCGGGCTTGAGTTTGGGGAAATACCATTTGACGTCTTGATAGATATCCACAATTTCAATGGTGGCAAACTCGGGCCTGAAACTGCTGAGAGGATTAAAACAAAACACACTGAAACCTCTGTCGTTAATGCTGGTTAGCGGCACAACTTCTAGATCGCCTAGATCAGGTTCGCCAATCAACACATGCCAGTCCACCGGCATCTTGATCTGGTTGTTGCCAATCTTCAACACCAGTGCCGGACTGTTGAAACTTTCTAAAAAGATTAACGGAATGTAAAAATAATCTGGAGTTCTAGGATCGCTATTATCCAACACAGCAAAACGCAAATCTTCTACTTCATCAGGTATATCGTTTAGCTCGTAGGCTGTGTTTTCTAGCGTTAGGATTCTCATTTTAACTTTCTTGTTTGTTTCATCTTACTTCTGTTACTATGCCGTTAAAGTTTGTCACATATGTAGTGTCTGTTAATTCGCAGTCAGGCGCCATATAAATAAGCTTCATTGCATGTGGGTGCTATCAGGTATAGATTTATATAATTAAATATTGTACATCCTTGCTTATCAATGTATGCCAACAAATCTAGTACATATAGTTCTTCTTTTTAAAATTATCTACCGTAGACTATATATTTGTCTGGTCTATCATCAGACCAGGTGTCTGATAATAGATCAAGATTATTAGTTTTTGCTAGCCAGGCGCTATAAAGATAGTATTCTATTGTTTTACCTGTGCCCGGGTCTGGTCTATAGCTCTGCGTTAAATTATAACCTACTAGGTCTAAAATACTTACATCTGTTTTGTCTAAGTATTCTAGCATGTCATTTACAAGTTTTGTAATTAAAATAGCAGGTGTTTCTGGCCGCAGGGTGCGGTCTATATAATCCCATGGGTTTAAATCAAAAAATTTATATGCATTTATCCAATAAAACAAGTAGCTTACATCGTCGTCAAAATCTGGAACGTTATTTTTAAATTTGTCAAATCTGGACATCGCTCTGTTATCTTTGATCATTGCCAAGATATCATAAGATTCTATAAAATAATCTTTACTGCACAAATGTAGATAGTAATCAGTTGGTATAAGATTGGCGCAGGCTAGTGTTAACATTATTTGACTTACCCAGCCGTCGTAGTTATGCCTTGGTCCAAATCTGTTGTCAATTCTCAGTGGAGCTACCATTCTTGGAATTTCTTCCCAGTGATAGATTTTAACCAAGGGGTAATATGAAACTATTTTTTGCAATCGCTCTAAATAATTTATATCATCATTTAAAATAATGTAATGATAAAATTTTGTTACACTATATTTTTCAATTGATTCCAATAACCTAGGAATTAAATAAAAGTCTTGTTTGCACGTTACAGTTAAACCAGTAACTTGACTGTTACTCATTGTGTAAATCCTGCCATTTTAATAAAAACATTGTGAGTTCGGCCTGATTTTTAAAACTCAAATGTTTCCAGTTTACTTGCTTGCCGCATCCTGTTTGTTGACACCAAACAGCCAATTGACATATGTCTTGGTCAACTTGCACCCAGGTAATGCCGTTGCCTCTGTCTATTATTTTAAAACTCATTTCCATTCCACTTTCTCTATAGTAAAAGGATAGTTGGCCTCTCGATAAAACTGTTTGCGTTTGGTCAAGTGTCGTTTCGCAAACTTGCATGTACTGGTTATGTCCCAGATTTGCACATGGTCTTTGTCCTCCGCTTTGCGAATGCCACGCCCGATACTTTGTATGACCCTAACAAAACTCTTGCCAGGCTCAAGCAGCACAAGATTAAAAATACGGGGAATATTAATACCAACAGCCGCAACGCCGTAAGTGGCAATAATAATTTTGTTGGTGCTGGTGGCAATTTCGTCGTATTCATCTTTGCGATCTTTGGCCTTGGTTGATCCTGATACAAAAACCACATCGGGTTTGTCCTTTAATAAACTGAACAGTGTGCTCAGTTCCACCTGCAGCATCTTGCCTGTTTCAATCCTGTCAATCAGGATCAAGGTATTACCACCATCTTTGATGGCATCAACCAGCCCAGCAATGTGAGCAATGCGTTCTGCATTGGTAGTCAAGTATTTAAGCTCGCTTTGATAATCTTTGTAATCAGCATGGTCCACCAATTGCACAATGTTCACATGACAGTTGGCCAAATGGCCGGCATCTTGCAGTTCACTGGCACTTAGTTTACCCACAGTATCTCCAAGGCTGCAAAATATACTCATGTATTCAGACGGCTCTTTGGGTATAGTACCAGTCAAGCCCCAACGAATTGGAATATGCGCCATCACGCCAGTCAGCAGAGTCTTTAATGCATCTGCTTTGGCCATGTGTACCTCATCCACGATAACACACACTACCCCTTCAAGAAACTCTTGAATGGTGATCTCCGCTTCTGCGTTCTTGGTATTTTTTAACAGGATATTCAGACTCTGCCAGGTACAGATGGTATGAGTACGACCAAACTCTTTGCGATCGCCAAAATAAACACCCACATCCAGCTGCATGTTCACATAATCTTGTTCTGTTTGTGTAACTAGGCTTTTGTTGGGTACAATCACAATGCTTCTACCGTATGCACTGACTGCATCGCTCAATGCTGCAGTAATAACTGTTTTGCCGGCGCCGGTTGCAATTTCTTGTACACACTGTGGATTGGCAAAGAATCTGTTGATAATTTCAGGCTGATAGTCTCTGAGTTCCATGGGTTCACCGGCTTTGACATGACCCGGGGGCCATGCAATATGACTGTAGCTTTGCTCGTTGACTGCCGTGAACTCAAAAGTGGTACGATACTGTCTGGTATCTACTAACTGGCAGTCGTAACCGTGATCATCAAGATAAGGAAGAATCTCTGGCAGAAGGTTGATATATGTGCTGCCACCCAGCTGAAAGAAGCTGACCTTGCCGTCCCATCGACCCAATCGTACACTGGGCTGGTATCTAGCGCCTGGAATCTCAAATTTAAATTTGTTGACCAGGTTCTTGCGGGTAGTCAGGTCTAGACCTTCTATTTTTACATTGACTTCGTCGGAAATGATTATTTTGGCTTGCACTGTTATGCTCTTCGTTGTTGATTATTATATACATCTGCAGCAAAATAAACAACCTTTTTGGCACGTTGTAACAGCATGTTCTTTTCGCCACCGTGCATCATGCCCACCGAGCTCAATAACAAAGGAATAGGTTGCGTCCAATCAGATTTGAACTTGTTAAAAAACACAATTTTGTTGCCGTCGTTAACAGGTTCTTTTTTGTCATTGCCGACCCGATGCACCTGCTCGGGATTGAAATACTTAAGAACAAATTTTTCGTACAATCTATCACTCATGTCAGGTTCGTACACATATATGGGCCAACGGCCGGCAATGTTGGCGTAGGCAATGATATCTTCAAACACTGTTGCGTCCGGAGTTGGAGCAAATCTAGTTTCTTGAGCTGTCATTAAATTGAACACTCGCGGCGAATACTTGTCTATCAATTGTTGTTCAATTGTTGTGTCAACAGTGTAACCAAGTTCTGCAGACATATCAACCAATGAATCAACATTGCTGGAGTGAAATCCGCACCAGTTGTTGATGTAGTCCACCAAGGTATTGGCAGCATTGGTAATGCTGTACCCACAGTGTGTGGCCACCAGTTTAATTTCGTAAGGGTCTGATTCACAGGCCAAAATCAATTGTACCAGTTCTTCAAACTTGGGATCTATTTCAAAGTCGTTGTTTCTAGCAAATCCATTTGCAGCAATCACATTGGTTTCGGTCATGCCCAGTCGCCAAACTTTATCAGCACTGTTGTCAAATTGCCAGGTGCCTTGGCTAATTTTTGCCAGTTCTCTTATACTGTCAATCATTTTTACATCATACGGAAACCTTAAAGCAATAGAATCGCCGTCCACATACACTCGTCGAGTGCGATCAATTATCCTTATGCTCATACGATACTGCGGATTTTCTACTGGGCTGGTATCAATACCAAAGTTGGCCAGCTGCTTGCGATACTTGAGCACCAATTTGCATGCCAGTGCTGCTTGCTTGTCAGTCAGCGCACGGCCATCCATACTGGCCACACTCATGCTATGCACAATAGCAACATCGTACCGGGCCAGACTGATTATAGGTGGGGTATTTTCAAAGATGCCAAAAAGTTTTCCAGTAACCAAATCACGATCACCATTGATAACTTCTATGTAATCTTCTACGTAGGGGAATTTTTTTAGCATAAAGTAATTATAGCACATGTTGAATGCAAAGTCAAAAAAAAGCTCACCTAAGTGAGCTTTTTGAACCAATAGTAAAAGGAGCTAACAAAAACTTCCGGTTCTAAACTTATGCTGCTCGCATGCAAGTGGTACGAGCCATTTTCTCCCACGTGCCAGGAAAGCTCTTGTACAGTTGTGCAATCTTGATTGCCATGCGCAGGCTCATCTCGCGCAATGCATTCTTGTTCTTGTCCATGAACGCAATGATCTCGTCTTGCCCAATTTCTGTAATATCCATGTCTGCAAACAGGTCGCCGCTGGCAGCAATTTGTTTGATACGCAACAGTTTGTCACGCATGGTATCCAGAGTTAAATCAAGATAGTGACAGCGGCTTTGCAGTGCATCCAAGTGATCTTTGATCTTTTGGCTTTTCATCTGATCAAATTTGAGGTTGGTAATAAAGATCACACTACCCTTGAAACTGAAGCTGTTGGGAATGCCTTCGTCTTTGAGCGCACGACTTTCACTCAACCACGAAATTTTACGGCTCTTGCCTGAGTCTAGGGCACCTTTCAACAAGTTCAACGATACATCGTCAAACAAGATGGTGTCACAGTCATCAAACACCAGAACACAATTGCTGTCTGAATATTTGTATAATGCCATGTACAGGCCCAATGCAGTGGCACTACCTTTGACTACCTCGGCACGTAGACGCTTGCCTGCAATCTGATCAAACAAACAAGCCTTCTCAATTTCACGCTCAACGCCATAACTCTTGCCCACACCCGGAGGACCCGACACAATCATGGCACGGATGTCGCCGTTGGTGGCAGCCTTGGTCATTTCAGTCAACATTTCAAAACGTTCAGCGATCTCTGCCATGCGTTCGTCATCTGTTTGGACTGCAACTGCAGCCTGTGCGATCACCGCAGACACTGCTGCATCGCCTTCTGCCACAAACTCGTAGTCAGTAATGCCGTTGACCTTGATGCGGATGTCATCTGGGAATCCTGGGAACTGCTCGCCGTTCTTGACAGTGACATAGTTACCTTTGGCGGTACATTTAATTTGCTCAACCAATTGGAACACTTTGCCAGAAACGTCTGTGGTACGATATGCACCAGATTTGATGCGAATAAATGAAGTACTCATATACGGCTCCTTGTTTAACGATGTAAGTTTCTTTGTTATTATTATTCAAGTATTATAGCAAAATAGAGATTATTGGTCAACCGTTATGCAAATTCTAACTCTTGTGCTGGAAAGCGGATTGAACCTTCGTAGTCCAGTTGATCCCGCTCAAACTCAGTAAGATAGTCATCGGCTACAATATTCCAGTCAACAATGTACTCACGGTAGTACGAACTGTCTTGTTCAATCTTTTCACGCAAAGCCATAATAGCCATGGTTACATCTTTGCCTTTAAAATTCTTGACCACATAGTCGTTGCCGCCCTTGGCCTTCCAGTACTCAGGGCACTCGCCTGCACCGTCCCAGTCATGGGCGCCGTAGTTTTCGTAAACTTGAGTGGTGATTAATAATTTCATTGTGCTAACTCCTCTGCAGATGGAATATAAACATAATCCTCTTCGTCTTCAACATAGATCCAATAGCCCACGATTTTCTCCTTGTTAATTACTATACAGCTATTATAGCACGATGGTGATTATTGGTCAACCGGAGCAAACATTTTGGCACCGTGGTGCAGGAATTCTTTCAGTTCGCGGCGCACTTCACTGGGGTACAGTTCTTCACATTCTTTGATGAACATGATTGCATCCAGGGTGCCGTAGCTGGAGTAGCCCTTGCAAATGTAGTCAACTTCGGCCATTAAATTGTGATAGTTGCTCATTTGTTAATCCTTGTTAGTTACTATACAAACATTATAGCAAATGGGTGATTTTTGGTCTACCGTTTTTAGGCTGCTCGGAGCAGAAAAATGTTGCTTGTTTGCAAACTTGATTCAAGTTGGGCACGATCAAGGGCAAAAATCAGTGCTAAATCTTTAATTGCAAATTCAGCAACAATTTGGTTCTTGTATTCTACCCGATACAAAGTTGCAATTTTAGTAACTTTAGCACCCGTTAAGAACTCACCCATTTTGTGCCCCTTGTTAGTTACTATACAAACATTATAGCAAAATGGCTATTTTTGGGCTACCTTTTTATTTGTTAACTTTTCGGGGAAAACGCCAGATTATGCCAAGTTCAGGATGGCCCACATCGCCGCCTATTGCTAGTCTTGCGGCAGCTGGAGCCCGATAACTGTGGTAGTTGACGTAGTTGGCTATTCGAGCATCAGTGGTTCTAATCAGACATAATCCGTAATCGTTGGTCACTGTGTAAGTTGTGATTCCATATTCGTCCTGACTGATAAAGAGCATACCCTATTTATTGCACTAGCCAATTGTTCTGTGGGCACGTTGCTGTCATGATAGCCTTGTGTGACCATGTCCAGATAACCTGATGCTGGCGCAGCACGGTCCTGTTGGTCCACCATTTGGTATGTCATAGCAGACACTCGGTATTGATCAGTGTTTACCATCACTTGCAACTTGTGATAATAGTAAGGAAACCCTTCGAGCGCATCCAATGCTTTCACATGAGTTTGATCAATGTCCCACAGCACACCGTAACAGCGAGCGCCGGGCTTTTTTTCAATGTCGGCATGAGTTCTAAACTCAAATTGATAGTTGTTAATCCAGGCTGCACCCAAACACACTGCACCAGGGCAACGACGTGCCATTTGGTCTAGGTTTGTATTCATTCCGTAAGAGAAGTATTTCATAGAAAATAAGTATAATAGAATTGCTGCTTGTTGTCAACCAAGAGTCTGGTGCAATTTTGTCAAGTCTGCACAGGTGTACTTTTGGTAACTGTGAGTCAGGTGTGCGGGAAATGGTACAGTTTCAATCCGAGCATTATATTGTTCGGCTATTTCTTGTGCTACCGCCTGAAAACTTTTAACAGTACCTGTACCAATATTCCAAATACCACTTTCTTTGATATCTCGCCAAACAAAGGCAGTTTGAACATCAATTATTCTTTCTACTGGAACAAAGTCTCTTAGAAAGTTTTCGCTACCTTCAAAGACTCGAATAACACCAGTGGTCTGTGCTTGTAAGGAAAACTGATGATACGGACTGGCCTGCGATCCTTTGTGTGCTTCGTGGTCTCCGTAGACATTGAAATATCTGAATCCCTGGCATCGACGATGTGTGGGGTTTTGCTCCACATAATGTTCAAACAGATACTTGGACCATGCGTAAGGACTGCGCGGATCTACAGGACTGGTTTCCGTATATTCTGTGCCAAGACCGTACACACTAGCACTGCTGCTCCATTGCATGTCCACTTCGTACTGACGGCATTGTTCATACAACCAAACACTAAAGTCATAGTTTTGTTGCATGACTCGGGCTACATCTGTCTCAGTGGTGCTGCTGATAGCACCAAAGTGAAATACCCAGTCTAGTCCTTGTATCCTGGGCAGTTGATCTTTTTGCCACTCATAGGTAACAATGTCATGCTTGGTCTTACGCCAAAAGCGTTCGGCATGACTGCCTATGAAGCCTCTATTTCCTGTTATTAATATTTTCAATTGTTTTGGTAGTTGAGTAGTTTTGTACTAACGGGTAAAATTTAACATCTTTGCAGTGCTGTGCGCCCACAATGGGTTGGCCTTGGTAATCAGCTCCTTTGACCATGATGTCTGCACAATAAATTTTACAAATATGCTCCAACTCTTGAGCCGAATCAAACAACCAAACTGCATTAACGCATTTTAAATTGTCCAAGGCAAACTTTCGATCTTGCTGATTGTTGATTGGTCGATCAGTACCTTTTAACTCTTGTACCCTGCGATCACTGTCAATACATACCAACAAGTAAGTGCCTTGACTACGTGCAAAGTTAAGCATTTCAATATGCCCTCGATGCAGTATATCAAAGGTTCCGTTAACTATTACTCTTCTGACTGTCCCCGGGCTGTACACGATAATTGTCCTCTACTGAGTCTGGTGTTGATACTTCTATTATAGTACCTGCTTCTAAACAAATCAATTGGTGTGGAAATAATGGTGGGTTGTGCCAGGTATCTCCGGCAATTAAAATTTGACTGTCTTTGGATGCATCTTTGGTGTTGATCCAATGCACTTCAAACCGACCATTTAACACATGCCATGTTTCTTCTTTGGTGGCATGAAAGTGCATACTGAATCGAGCACCAGTATTAAAATTCATCATCTTTCCACAATACTTGTCGTTGGTGGCCCAAATAAGTTCATGCCCCCAACCTTTTTCTACATAGCCTTCAAGCCTTGTATGCATGATTAATCTCCATTACTGTTGGGCTGTACACACCAACATGTTGTATTGTAACACTTGCTGCACGAGTTGCAAAATTAATTGCCTTCAAAATATCTTTTGTTATCACATATTCGTAGGCCAAGGCTGATAAAAATGTATCGCCGGCACCACACACATCAAACGCCTCCACCTGTGGTGTACTAATCGCATGTTCTTTGTACTTTACACCTTTATGCCCTAGTGTAACAATAAGTTCCGTAGGGACTGATTTTGCTAGGCTACGTTCTAGTTCGTTAATTTTAACATAGCACCCTTCAAAACGAGCCAGGTTGGTTTTCTTGGTGTCAACAAAGATAGGACCAGCGTAATGCAATCGCAAGTCTTCTACACATTCGTAGGTGACTGATCCTTTGTTGTAATCGCTGATCACAACAGCATCATATTGGTCAAGACCGTGATGGTTTACATTGACCGGACGTGATTGCATGTCTTGATCTATACGTAATAGATGCTGTTTGCTTTTGCTGTCAATGATTCTGGTTTTAATGCAGGTTTTTATACCGTGTACAAACTCTACTTCGCAGCCCAACTTTAACAAATTTTCACGAACATTGGCCGCCATACCTGGCTTGGTCACAGTGTTTGCATAATTGATAATAGGCACAGGTGCCTCAGGACTGATCCGGTCCACTGTACCAAATTGATATTGATCTACTCCGTTATCTCCAATTAATAATATTTTCATTTAAAAGTATTGACAGTTGTCTCTTGGAAAATAACACTCATTATTTGCCAACGGTTTAATCTTGATTGTTTCTAATACAGAGCTTTTACCAAGTGCCATTGCAATGCTGTATGCAGCACTTTGGTTGCCCATAAAAAGATCTGCTCCAGCAATAATGTCAGCAAGTTTTTTAAAGTCATTGACTGGATAATATTGTACACGGAAGCCGGTACTTTTTTCAAAATCTTCATGTTCCTCATCGCTACCAACAAATATTCCATTTTGTGTAATATTTGCTTGTTCTAATAAATTTTGCCAGGACGCTGTTCCGTTAGGGCAACGATATCTAAAAGTACGATTAATTACCACACTGGCCATTTGCAAAGGATCTGCTTCTAGCCAAGTTTCATTATACACATCTGCAGTAAACGGCAAGTTAAAGGTTTTATAAAATGCTTCCACATAGTTGCCTTCAAATCCCCTAAACAGCACACCACGAAATTGATCTAAGTCAATGTCATGGATCCCTTTCCAAGGCATCACTTCTGTGATGTATGATTGTCGTCGCAGCAAAGGTTCAATCAAATTGAAATCTGTCACTGTGAATCGGCCCTTGTGCATGACGTCAACTTCGTCAGGTCTATATCCGTATTGTGCTACGCAAGTTTCAATATTGTTTAATGCAACTGCAAATGCACCCGCACCTAATTTTTTAACCACAGACAAGCTGTAAATTAAATCGCCAAATGTTCCTGAGTGTTTATATATCATGATGTTGTTTTAAAATTGTATTCCGAGTATATGCTACCTGTTTGTCCAGGCTCATTGCTATCAGTGCATCTTAATTTATGATCAGTGGCATGCGGGCAGCGTTTGTGGCCGCAAGTGACACACACAATCATTCTTGATGATGTTATTGGAAATCCATAGTCATTTCTAACCCCATCCAGGCATCGGTAACAATTTTTACAATTTTGATCTACAGTAGCTCTAATACGCACGTTGCAATCCTTGTTGGGTCAAAGTTATTACTACATCTAAAATCACCATGTTGACAAACAATTTGTCTAACAGGTCGTTGTTGTGTATCGTTGCATCCTACGCACTCAACGTTGGACAATATGGCTGTGGTATTGTAACCCATGACACGTTTTCTGTGTGGTAATATACGCTCGGGCAATAGGTGCGTGTGCAAGGAAACAATATGTGTATCACTGGCAGCAGCAATATGATACGGGCCACTGTCAATTCCCACAAAACATGTTGCGCGATCCATCAACAGTTTTTGCTGTTGTATGTTTAATTTTTCTCTAGCGTCAACAAACAATGGATGCGCCACTGAGCCATCCTGGGCACTGCCCACAGTGATAATTTTAAAGTCCGTGCGTGTGGTAAACAATTGTTCAAATACTGCGTACCAAGTGTCCCACGACATATTTTTTAATGCCCAATGCCATTGGCGAATATGAACAACAATAAATTTATCTAACGCATTGTCAAGACAAAAAGAGTCAACTGTGGCACGATCCTGATCACTTGGAAATAACTCTACTCTCTTATCCACTTCTGATGTATTAAAAAAGCGATAAAAATAGCTGTCCAAGTAATGATTAACAGGATTAAGTTCATAGGCATCATCAAGATTAACATAAAGATCATAAAGTTCTACCTTTGGTGTTGCATCTGTATGATATATGGCCCGAACATGTGGATTATTATCAAACACGTTGGGGTGCTCAGTAGCAATGTCAATCTCACACTTGTATTTCTTTTTGAGTTCGCGAACAACTCCAGTGGTCATGATAACATCACCTAGACTGGCACGTCTGCGAACCAATACCTGCATTGGTTTTTCAATATTCATGTTGTGGTCTTTATTTCTCTAACAGGATCATTTAAAATTTTTGCTATTGTGTTTTTGAGTACCGCTCTGGAATTGTTATAATCTCTTATTTCTAATGCTCGGCGGCCAACTTCTGCCAGATCTGTACCATCAATTCTACATTTTTTAAAATCATCTTCCAGTTCCCATATTTTGTTATGCAGCACCTTTAACGCTGTCAGTTCTGTTGTTATCAATTGGGTATCCAATAGATCAACCTGCGCTTGATAAAAATCAAGTTCGGCCTGATTGGCTCCTTGTGTTCTATTGTATTTTACTTGGGCAATGGTATATCTGTCAACCAATTCAATTACAGGAAAACTAAACATTAATTTTCTACCCTTACTTCAGGAAAATATCTTAAAAACACATAGGTACGGTTGCCCTGGGTTGACAATATTTTCTTTTTGATCTCATCAAAGAAATTCCAGGCCAGCGGAACAAACAAAATTTTCTGATTGCTTACCAGATCGTCAAGTTGGCTTGACCCTATAATGGGAATATGTCTGCCTGGACTATACTTGCCTTGTTTAATTGGGTTATCATCAATTATGTAATCAAGGTCAGTGTCAGCATAGTTCAACAATGTGTTGCCTTTTGCTGCTGCACCGTAGCCCACAATGCTGTATCCTTGTTCGCGAAACATTATAATTCTGGATGCAAACTCGCTGCCAATCTTGTGGGTGCGCGATCTCCAGCGATTGTACGAGTCCGCTTGCAACAAGTCAGATTCCATTGCAATAAGATTTTGAATATGATTGGGGCGGCCACGAGCTGCGCTGATCACAAACACATAACTGGTTCCGTGTATGGGCGTTTTTATTGCGTCAACCAAGTGCATGCCTGTACGCTTACACAATTCATTCATGCTGTTGATGTTATAGAAACTCACATGTTCATGATAGATAGTGTCAAACTCTCCGTTGCGAATCATGTCAGCCTGACTGGTCTGCACAAAAAACAAACTGTTGTCCTTCATCAACGGTTTAATTAAACCAAGATAGGTCACTGGATCAGGATTATGCGCAAAGCTGTTCTGTGCTACCAATATATCAAACTTGTTTGTGTCTAGTCGGTTGATGCTGGTCTGATCAAAGAATCCACAAACTACCTTGTGCCCTTTGGCCACGCTGGTACCATGTAAATTTTCTGCAGGGTCTATTCCATAGGTCAGATATCCATGCTGTTTATATGCATCCAGTTGACTGCCGTCGTTGCAGCCAATGTCCAGTACTGATCCAATCCAGTGTCCCGAATACTCCCTACTCCATTTGGCAAACCAATTCATATAATCCAGATATGTTTGGCTAGTTCCGCTCACATAGGCATAATCGCGATATATAATGTCAGGATCCACAATATGTGTGAGTTGTAAATGATTGCAGTAGGCGCAACGATTTACCGCTAGCGGATAGTACTGATCCAGTGGCACTGGTTCCGTGGTGTAAGTATTGGCCAAGGGTTGGTTGCCAAGATCCAACGTTAGTTCTAGATTAAGGCCACCACACGACACACAATGATCAAGTTTGGTTAAAGTTTGCATGATTAGTTTTTGATAGGTACACCATTTGGAGCAATACTTCCTTCAACTCCTAGCACAGGAATTTCTGTGACCAAGTGTGTGGGCAAGAATTTGTACAGCACATGTTCAATATCAGCATATCCGCCTTGACTCACACGTTGGCCTATATAACTTAGACTATCATTGTAGACCTGTATCACACGTTCAGTTTGATCAGCAGGCCACGACCACAGTCTGGCCATGTATTGCAATTCAATTCCGGTTACTTCAAAAGGAAATTGACTGGCATTTTTTGGTCCAATGATGATACGATCCGCATTGTGTTCATATACATCTAGATCAAACTCATCATTGAGTAAATAACGTCCGGACATTTTATGAACACGGTCATAACCCGCAAAGTCTCCATCGTCTTGGCACATACGCAATGTACGGCCAAAACACATGATCTCTGTGGAGTTTTTGACTACATCCCAGTTGGTACTTTGATAAATGGCCTGCACATCTGGATCCGGACCAAAGTCCATTAGTAAATCACAATTTTCTTCAATCAATGCACTCTGTGCATCAGTTAACGGAGTACCAGCACACTCCATGACAATAATTTTGCAACCTGGTACTCGTTGTCTAATATTTTGCAAGGTTGTTAGTGTTTGCTGCATACGGGCAGCTGGTGTATACACCCCAAACTTGCTATTAACTGCTGAAGTGACTACAAAACAATGTCGAATCATTTGCGTAACCATCTTTCGTTTGCCAATGTCCAGTCAACCATACCTTTGATACGTTCACTGAGTTTGATCTTTGGCTCCCAACCTAGGCTGGCAAGTAATCCACCATCTAGTGCATAGCGCATGTCGTGTCCGGGGCGACTGGTATGGAAGTCAGTCATTTCATATTTTAGTTCTTTACCAACAGCAGCAGCAATCATTTGTGCCAGTGTAAGATTATCAATCTCTTCTGTACCAACAAGATTAAATTTAGGACAATGTGCATGACCATAATCACCGGTGTGTTGATAATCCTGGAGATTGAGAATAAACATCAAGCCTTCAGCAACATCTTGAGCATGAATATACATACGACTGCCTGCAACAGTACGTGAAGGATCTGCATGTATAACCACTGGTTCACCATCTCGAACCTTTTGTATGGTGGCTGGAATAAACTTCTCAGGGTGCTGGCGCTCGCCAAACACATTCATGGTATGTGTAACAACAATGGGTATCTTGTAAGTGTTCTCGTATGCTACGCAAAACTCTTCAGCTGCAGCCTTGCTGGCTGAATACGGATTGGTACTGTTATATCTGTCGTACTCTTTATATGCCACTCCTGGGGGTGCAATGCCGTAAATTTCATCAGTGCTAAAATACACAAAGCGTTCAAGATTGGGCAAATGTTTACGTGCATAGTCCAGCATGTTCACTGTTCCAACCACATTATCTTGTACAAATTCCATGGGATAAGTGATACTGCGGTCCACGTGGCTTCCGGCTGCAAGATGCAGGATAATATCCACTGGACCAATGTCTGCCACGATTTGGCTATTCAATTCCGCTTTGAGGTCATGAAAGATGATCCGCATACGACGTGCCACTTGTTGCGGATCATGCTGTTGTAGCATATCGTGTAACCTGTTTAGGTTGCCAGAGATATCAAGCCGATCCAAACAGACAATGTTCCAATCTGTTTCGTGTAGTACTTTATCTATTACGTGATGCGCAATGAAGCCGGCGCCGCCGGTTATTAAGACTGTTTTTGACATGTTTCCTCAGGAATTATTGAATAAACGTATTTATTCTGACGCTTTAGGAGCAATATATTGTTTAATATGACTCATAGCCTTACGAGCAGTATCAAACACATATTCGATGGTTTCTTCTTCAAGTTGAACTACTACAACAAATCCATTTGCCACTTTTCGAATTTCAATTGATTCAAACATAGAACCTCCTGTTGGTTGATTTGCTATTATAGCATAGGTGGAAGATAATGTCTAGCTGAATGAGTATTATTTGCCGGTTCAATCAGATGTTGCCCAAACTCTGCCAGGTTGTCAAGCAAAGTAACGGGCAAGTAGTCATCAATTGCCACAAGTGCAAATTGATAATCATTGTTGGTACGAATGATGCCGGTGCCTTTACGGATACTGTCTTCAATATCCAGCTGGTCAAGTATTTCGGGTTTGTTTGTTTCGCTATGGGCAAAACTTTGTATTTTGCTTCGAGCAAAATCTTCTGTGCCCAAATAGGTAAAGTGCCAACCAGCATGCTCAATGATTTCTATGTTGCCATCACTGTGATTCAATGCAAAACTGTGTAGCACATGTCGCATGCGACGAAAGTCCTCGGCGCTGGACAACACCTGTTTACGCACTGCGCCGGACCATACTGTGTATAGGTCTTGAGTGACCATCATGTAGTTGAACTTGAAGTTGAACAAAGGCATTCTAAATCCCCAAACCGAGCCCGGCGCAGTGCGTAATCGTTGCACAGTGCCTGGCCGCGGAATTTCATCCACATCGCCAATCATGATGATGTCCAACGGATCTGCAGCAGCAATGCCTTGAGCAATGCTGTCGCGTTGGTAGCGTTCTCTACCCCATGCATCAGTATCTTGGGGCATGTCTTGGACTGCTACATGTATTATTTTATCTGCCCATTTTTTAAATCTCTCAGCATTGTCCTGATAATAGAACGGTTTTTGTTGATTTTGGAATGTCCTGTTGGCTTCTACTAGAACAAAATGATCCACGTGGTCGTACAATTCACGTAGTCGTAATTCAAGTAGATCAAATTCGTTGTAAAAGGTAAAGCAATCGTATATTTTCATATGTGTACTTACTGTATTTTGTATGTTAGAATTAAAAAACTGTTGATCTTTGTGCAGATTAAATATATAATACACTTATCTACTTTGGAAATCAACGATGAATTTTGCTATTGTAACAGCACACAATGAACAATTTCAACCACTTGCAGACATAACATGGAACCAAAATAAAAAACTATACTGCGAAAAATGGGGATATGATGCTCTTGCCATGACTGAAGGGTTTCAGCATCCAGTACAGTATATTAGTTTTGAACGTTCAAATTACATTGCGGATCTACTAGAGTCTGGCAAATATGATTGGATCCACGCAGTAGGTTGCGACACCATGATTACTAACTTTGATATTCGGTTAGAAGATTTGGTAGATGACGATTATGATTTTGTAATTGCTGTTGATTGCTACAATATCAACAATGACAGCTTTTTGGCACGGGCCACTCCCAACACCATTGCATGGTTGCGCAACACTGTGAGTCTACGTGAGGCATATTCAGGTGCAAAATGGTTAGACCAGTCGGCCATGATTGACACCATTGACATGATGGGTGATCGTATCAAAATTGTCCCACAGCGTGTCATGAACTCGTATGATTACGATCAGTATCCTGGCCTAGTTCCGCATATCTATAAAAAGGATTTACTTGGAAATGATGGTCAATGGCAGCCAGGTGATTTCTTGATTCACTGGCCAGCTGTGGCGTTGGATAAAAGAATTGTGTTGGCCCAAAACATGTTGGAGCAAGTGATCAAATGAGATTGTCAACTGTCAATTACTCTGAAGTAAAGTGCAAAATTTGCAATCACGACACTTCCATATGGGGGTGTGTGGATTTTAATAAAAACTGCGAAGAACGCAACGGCATGTACTTGCCGTATACCGGTGTAGCCATTTACTACTTAAAATGCAATCACTGCGAATACTTGTTCAGCCCAGATTTTGATGCTTGGAGCAAAGACGACTTTAAAGATCTTATTTACAACGATGACTATATTGTGGTTGATCCTGAATATGACGGCAAAAGAAGCGTCAATGACGCCCAATATTTTCTCAATCGCTTGCAAATAAGCAAGGATCTTAGTATACTAGACTATGGCGCTGGTCCAGCTGTGTTGAGTCAGGAACTGGCCAAACACGGATACACAGTTGATAGTTGGGATCCAATGTGGGGTACTGATCCAAACTGGCCAGCTGATAAGAAATTTGATTTGATCATGGCATGGGAAGTACTTGAACATACTCCTACTCCCATAGAAACATTAGCGGAAATGCACAGTTGGTTAGCACCAGGTGGTTCAATACTGTTAGCAACTTGCAGTACTGGTATCATGCAAGGACGACGTGATCCTGCATTTTGGTATTTGAGTCCAAGAAACGGACATGTCTGTATGTACTCTGACCGGAGTCTAGATGTGTTGTTTTCAAAATTTGGTATGAAGGTGCAACACGATCCATGGAACATTCACTTAGCCACTTATTAATATGAAAGAAATTCTAGATTTAGTCAAGCAACACATCGAACAAAAACAAGCAAACAAGACCTGGACTGCAGGCAAAGACTTTGTTAACTATGCTGGTGCCTATTACGATTCTGACGAATACGTGGCTGGTGTTGCAAGCTTGCTTGACGGTTGGCTTGCCATGGGCAATCAAGGGTTAAACTTTGAACGCGAATTCCCCAAACAGTTTGGCAAGACTCGAGGCATTGTTACCAACTCTGGCAGTTCAAGTAACCTGCTGATGATGAGTGCGCTGACCAGCAAACGTGGTTACAACTTGCCCAAAGGCACCAAGGTGTTAATGCCTATTGCAGGCTTTCCCACCACACTCAATCCCACACTACAAGTTGGCTTTGTTCCTGTTTTTGTAGACATCGAACTTGATACACTTAATCTTGATGTGGATCAATGTGAACTAATACTTGCCAATAATCCTGACATACGAGTTATCACATTTGCACATGTGTTGGGCAATCCTCCCAACATGGATCGTGTCATGGCTTTGGTTAAAAAATATGAACTGATACTGTTAGAAGATTGTTGTGATGCATTAGGCAGCACTTACGACAGTAAACCGTTAGGTAGCTTTGGCCTAATGGCCAGCTGTAGTTTTTATCCTGCACATCATATGACCATGGGAGAAGGTGGCTATGTGGCCACCAACGATGCCAACACTGATGTTATTTTGCGTAGCTTCCGCGAATGGGGGCGTGGTTGTTACTGTGTAGGACCAGAAGCTAACAAATTAAAGTGCGGTACCTGTGGACAGCGTTTTCAAGAATGGATCCCGGAATTACCAGGGGAAATTTTTGATCACAAGTACGTGTACGACGAAATTGGCTATAATCTAAAACCAATTGAATTACAGTGTGCCATGGGCATGCAGCAACTTAAAAAATTACCAGAAATACACAGTCTTCGACGACGCAACTATCAATTGCTGTTTGATATCTACGAAAAGCACGAGCAGTTCTTTCATTTGCCCAGAGCACAAGCAAAGTCAGATCCCAGCTGGTTTGCTTTTCCGTTGACTGTACGCAAAGATGCGCCGTTTAAACGTAGCGATTTGGTTGAGTATTTGGAAGAAAACTTAATTCAGACCAGGCCTTACTTTGCTGGTAACATCATGTTACAACCAGCATACAGCCATTTGATGGATCCTGCTATAGCAAGAGATAATTTTCCAAATGCCACACATGCCATGACTCACACTTACTTTCATGGTACCAGTCCTGTTATTACACCAGAGCAAATTGCCTACATTGGTGAAAAAGTTGATGGTTTTATGAGTTTATTTGTTTAAGGAAAATTATGAAAAAAGCATTAATTATTACCAACACCGGTTTTCAAGATCATGAGTTAGTCTACCCGTATTATAGATTGCTTGCTGCCAATTTTTCTGTTGATGTGGTTGCTGACAAACAAGATGGCCAAGGGCGTGTTTATGGTATTCTTGGTTTAAACATGCCTTGCACTATATTAATTAAAGATTTTGTTGAAAATTTACAGCACTACATGACTGAGTATGATTTACTAGTTATACCCGGCGGAGTTAAGGCCATGGAAAAACTAAGACAAGTAAAATCAGTATTGGACTTTGTTTATGAGTGGAATAGCAAAGGAAAAATAATTGCCAGCACATGTAGTGGAGCCCAATTATTAATTTCGTCAAAGGTTGTTTTGGGACGCAACATTAGTGCATATTATGGTATGAAGGACGATGTCATTAATGCAGGTGCAACTTTTGTTGACCAGCCGTCGGTGATTGACCGCAATATTGTTTCCAGCCCACATTACGATCACATGGGCAAATGGATGGAAGACACTTTAGATTTATATAAAAAGAAGTATGGTTGATCATACCACTGTCATAGTTCGAAAACCATGGGGTTATGAATATCTAGCATATCAAAATGCAGATGTAGCATTATGGATGCTGCATATACTGCCCGGTGAGAAAACCAGCATGCATTGTCATCCCAGCAAGTCCACGGGATTGGTGGTATTAGACGGAACAGCAGAAATTAATTTTATCGCTGATAGTAAAATATTAACTGCACCAGCTAAACAAATGATACGTAGAGGTTTATTTCACCAGACTCATGCTATCAGTGACCACGGTGTTATGATGTTTGAAATTGAAACTCCGGTAGACAAAGATGATCTAATTAGATTACACGACAAATATGGCCGCGCCAATGTTGGCTACGAAGGGTCACAATTTGAGTTACCCAAGAACGAAGATTGTCTATGGATCAATGATCCAGTGTCTAGTGCTCAATTTGAAATTGGTGGCTGCAGCCTGAGTGTCCATCGTATATCTGATACTTCAATTTTTAATACTAGTAATCCAGAAAATATAATTATTTTTCTACAAGGCGGTGTTATTAAAACTATCAACGGCCGAACCCATCGAGCAATTATGCCTGGAGATGTTGGGCAAGTTAAAGTGGTTCAACAAGTAGTTGCTGAAATGGACGGAGTTGAAGATAACACTATTATTATTATGATTATTCAAAAATGAAAATTAAAGTCAGCGATTATATTATAAAGTTATTGCAGGAAAAAGGCATTGATACTGTGTTTTGTATCACTGGTGGTGCTGCTGCACATTTAATGGAAAGCGTCAGGGCATCTGGAATCACTGTGATACATAATTACAACGAACAGGCTTGCGCAATGGCTGCAGATGGTTATGCTAGAATTGCTAAAAAACCTGCACTGGTACTAGTTACCAACGGTCCTGGATCAAGTAATGCCATAACTGGAGTGCTAGGTGCCTGGCAAGACAGTATCCCCATGATAGTAATAAGCGGACAAGTACCGCGACACCAAACCTTGTCGGCCGAGCCGGTTGCAGAACTTAGACAATTGGGCTTGCAGGAAGCAGGTATTGTACGCATGGTACAACATTGTACCAATTACGCTGTGCAATTGTATCATGCTGATTCTGTCAGACAAGAAGTTGAGCGAGCCTGGCACTTGGCCACTACCGGACGTATGGGACCAACTTGGTTGGATATTCCAATTGATCTACAAGCCGAAACCGTTGAGACAGAACATCAACACGACTTTGTACCTTATACAGCAAGTAATAAAAATTTAGTCAGCCAGCCAATACTTGATGCAATTGCCAATGCGCAACGTCCGTTGATTATAGCCGGTAACGGTATTCATCTTGCCAATGCTGAAATAGAATTTAAAACATTGGTTGATCAGTTGCAAATTCCTGTGGTATGCACCTGGAATGCCAAGGATCTATTTGAATACTCAGATCCGTTGTATGTAGGAAATTTTGGCTTGCTGGGTGAGCGGGCAGGAAACTTTGCTGTGCAACAGGCAGATTTGTTATTGATCCTGGGCAGTAGACTCAGTATTCCCGTGACAGGTTACAACAGCAAAGATTTTGCACCCAACAGTGTAAAGATAATGGTGGACCATGACTCAAACGAAATACACAAACACACGTTAGATATTGACCACCCGGTGGTGGGCGATGTCAAACAGTTTATATCAGACCTGTCAGACAAATACAATAATCCTATTAGACCAGCCTGGCACGAATTAGTTCTGTCTTGGAAGCAACGTCTGAGCGTGTTTGATGAGAATCATGTGCGTGACGTAGATCACGTGAACAGTTTTGATTTTATTCAACACCTGGGCACCTGCCTGCAACACAACGACGTGGTAGTCACCGACATGGGTACTAGTTTTACTTGTACCATGCAAGCACTAAGACATACAGGCCGTGATAGGCTGTTTACCAGCAGTGCATTGTGTTCAATGGGATTTGGTTTACCAGGCGCAATTGGTGCTTGTTTGGCTGATCCGGATCAGCGTGTAATATGCATTGCTGGTGATGGTGGCTTTCAAATGAACATACAAGAGTTACAGACTGTTGTGCATAACAAATTGCCAATCAAGATCATTGTGTTAAACAACAACGGATTATTGGCCATTAGCTTGATGCAAGATAACTTGTTCCATGGTAAAAGATTTGGTGCAGATCCTGGCTCGGGTGTCAGCAGTCCAGACTTTGTTCGTGTGGCAGCGGCGTATGGAATTCCTGCGTATCGTCTGTCCACGATGCAAAATGTACAAGATGGTTTGGAGAACTTATTAAAAAAAGACGGGCCTGTGCTGATTGAAGTAAACATGGTACGTGATCAACTGTTGATTCCACGAGTACAAAGTCGTCGAGACGCTGATGGTAAAATTGTCAGCGGCAGTTTAGATGCTATGTTTCCGTTTCTTGAAGATGCTAC